CGACTTTGGAAAAATTGTGAGCGTCAATTAACCACCAGTCTGCAAATGGTCGTTTTAGCGTTTTTAGCACTATTACTTAAGAGATTTTAGACAGCTTCTCAGGAAACGCTTTTTCATTGTTGACCGCTAAGCTAACACCCTGAACATAATAAAGAAGCTTCATTACTTTCATCTGTGTTAATGGTTCGGTAAAATCATACTGCTTTAGGTCAGCATAATTATGTACTCTAAACCAATTGACAAATTTCATAACCTCTTTCATAACGATCTCTCCTTCGAATAGAATATATCACGATAAACGATATCCGGCAATCGAAGATGCGTGATATTAAACACAAAAAAGCCCACCCCGAATTAACGAGGTGGACTGTATAAAAACATTTTCGAATTGTATATACAAAGGGGACGACAAGGCAGCCGACCAGTCCACGATGCATCCAAACAGCATGGGCCTCTGTAGCAAACAAATTATAGAGCGATGACTATTTTAATTTGACTTTTTCTCAAGTGACAAATCGTCCGAGTTAACTTTGAACTCTGGAATTACCGGATAAGTGCTAACCTCTTGTGATAACAATGCCGTGTAGGTTCTAAACTTGCTCATTAATATTGGGATAATAGCTGATGTTAATTTACGTACCTTATCTATCCCTTCCTTATCCCCGATTGATTCCGAGTAATCCTTAGGAATAACGAAGAGACCAACCACATCACAACTAGTAACAAAAGTATTGGTCTTGTATGATAAAGATGTTGTTGCAGTAATTACCACTTCATTTTCAGAAATTTTTAAATTAGGGACCTTTGCCTTCCCAAAATTTATAGAGTTTTGTTGCTTTTTCTGATTATCTTCTGAGTCAAGCTTATGTTTTTTAAAAGTAAAACTATCTAACCTAGTTTGAATTACTTTAACCTTCAATAATGATACCCCCAACTTGATTAGTATTTACCTCAATATCTGTTACATGGTTAACCATGTTTGAAACATCATCGACGTCTGAATCAATTGCAAATCGATATTTGGCGGCATTCTGTTGGTGATTATTAACACTTGGTAAGAAATCGTTTATTTTATTTAACCATGTGCTTCCAATTTTACAATATACATCAATGACATTATTCTGAGTTAACAACGAAACTATATACTGATTTAAACTCCCCCCATCTTCTTCGAAACTGACAATAGGCGTGTTTTCCACCGGAATATCGTTTAATTTTGACTTGAGCGCTTGAATTACGGATATATACTTTACCATATTTATCGAAGTTCCCATTTCAAAATCCAGAAAATCTTTTAGCGACATATTTGCAATTTTTGCAGCTTGCTTTTGGTCAATATTCAATTTGTGTTCAAGCATCATAATTTGTTGGGAAAATTTAAACGTATTCGAATTCAAGAAATCATTTGCATCATCAGAATCAAATAATCTTTCGAACAATTGTTTACGCTCATTAACCTCTTTGTTAGATATCATAAACTATCTCCCCTCCTTGAAAATTGATACGCCTTAACCTGCCATCGCAACATGATATCATTAGAAAAGCCATGAGTTTCTATATTTTTAATCATATTTATTGAATCAAGAGATAACTGATCGGTAAGCCTATTCATCTCATCGTCATTAGTTACATCAGTCTTCGTAAAACCAAAATGAAGATAATACCCTTCATTCTCCTGTATATCTTGGCCTAGAGGACTTATAGGAACCGTAAAGATAACTCTTTTTTTCTCGTACCTCGAATTAATCCTAATCTCATAGCAAGGTCGATCCATATGATTTAACAATTCAACAATCTTAGACGCAACGATTTCATCGAATGAGTTCTTTAAATAAATTGATAGGATTTTATGACAATGACTGTCCTCACTCATCCCCTCAATTATACCTGTTCGCATATTATAATTGCAAAGAGATAGTTTGGTCAAAATCACAATAAATTGTTGAAGCGTAATACGGCTACTTCTGATCGCTGATCTTAGATACTTCTCAAAAATAAATTGTTCATTGGTTTTGCTACTTGGGACACCAACAGTAAAAAAGGGGTTCATGGTTTTCCCACCTTCATTATTTGGACTGTAATTATAAATCACTAAGGAACTACTAAAACAAAGATACGTCTATATACTCGTAATGTCAATGATGATGATTTCGTAATGGCAAAGCCCCCGCTCATATCATAATTGGCATGAGGTTCCACGTCATGTTTCTCGTTTTACATCTTTCAATACTTTTTTGTAAATCTTTTAACGCAAAAAAAGCCCATCCCGATCAATTTCGAGGTGGGCTTCTTACATACTTTATTTAATTTTAGGCTTGGCCTTCTTGAGAAATTTAACATACCATTTATTGCTTGATACGTATCCTTGACCATTGATATGCAGCCTAGTTATCTTGCCATACTTAACTGGTGTGGCCCAGAAACGAGAGCCAGTACCGTAGCGCGTATATCGCTTGCCTGACTTTTTAAAATCCAAGCCATTATATACCGGCAACCATTTTAATCGAACTTGGTAAAGCCCAGGAGTTACATAGTAAGATGGCTTTTCACTGGTCTTGCTCCCAGACAGTGAACCATCAAAGTCGTAACTGGCATCAACCTTTAGTCCTTTAAAATCATCGGTAAACTGCCAACTATTTGCGTTGGCTACCCCAGGCTGCGAAACGCCATAGGCAGCTACCCAGATATGCTTGTCAATAAGTTCCGATCGCTTAATTCGTCCAGAATTGAACCAGGAACCGCTGCCGTAGGTGATGACATTTTTATAACCGGCATTGATAAGATAGCGCAAAAAGACGTTCACTTGGGGAGTTGTATTGTAGGGCAATCCGGATGCTTCAACATCAATTGCTAGAACTGTTGACTTATCCAGCCCAAACTTCCTGACCCAAGCCAAAAAGTACCGCGCTTCTGCTGTCCCATTTCCATGAAAGAAGTGGTAAGCGCCAACTGCACCAAATACTTTATAGGCATTCGTCACTTGGGCGGATGCTTTCGGATTCAAGTAGTTGGTGCCCTCAGTCAATTTGACCATAGCAGCATCAACTCCATGAGCTTTAAAAGTTTTGAAGTATGAAACTGATGATCCTTGGTAACTGGCAAGATCAATTACAATTTTAGGCATTCTGATCACTCCCTGAATTTGCTACTGATTGGATGGTTTGAGGTGCTTGAGAAGCGGAGTGTCCTACACCTTCAGGTTTGAGTGCGGATGATTGTGCGACTGGTGCTGCAGAGCTTGCCGATGTTTGCACAGGGGTGGCCGGCTTTTCGGCTGGCTCAGTTGGTTCAGGTAAAGTCTGTGGCTGGTGATTATCATAGCCGAGTTTCTTGAATTGCTGATAGGCTGCTTCAACGATTGAGTCAACAATTTCCGGAGTTACCCAGGTTAGCCCAAGTTGTGCCGCAAAGTCAGCGACATCTTTGTCGGCGGCCTTTTTCCGGTCAGATTTGGATAATCCCGCCAATGTGGCAAACTTGGTAACGGTCGTTAGGGCGAAATCCGTCACCTGGTTAAGTTGCTTATTTTTAATGTGAGTTTTCAAGTAAGGCTGTACTTGTTTGATGACAACTAAAATCAAAGCAGCCAGAGCTGCCAGAATGCCGGTGCTCTCCAACCAGTTAAAAACATCTGTAATCTGTTTAAAAATTTGCATAATATTCTCCTCCTAATGTAAGAAATGAATGAGTTGTTGTAGAATCAAATAAATAACGGAACTGGACCCGATCGCAATGGTAACCACCTTCCAAAGGTTCTGACGATTGATGACTTCCATCTCGTTTTTATGATTTTCACTTTTCTCGTCTCCACGGATGACGGCTTCCAAGATACGGTTGTTTTGTTCCCGCAAATATTTGTTGCTTTCATCGACACTTTTTAAAGTGTCAGTCATTTTATTGTTAAGATCAGTAATCCGACGTTCGTGATCCGATAATTCTTTGCCATGTTTCAATAACATTTGATGATCCTGATCGCTTAATGGCATGGCCTCACTTCCCTTCTATTTTGGGATAAAAGAAAAGCCATCTATTTTCATAGACGGCTAATTTGCATATATTGTTATGCTAATAATGTTAACTGATTTGTGTACCCGCTTCTAAAGTATTATCCAACTTAAAGATGTGTTCCACATCAATAATGACCACTGCTGCACGTGGAAAACGGTCAAAAATTTTCGGGGGTAAATACTTTTTAGATACGGAATCATTTTCATAAATCCGAGCTGTTCCTTCAAATCGAAAGCCCTTCTGAGCCTCTCTATCAGCCACTGCTACTGCCGCATAGTTGTTTTGCTGCAAGTTGTGATAGGCATGTCGAAAGGTATGCTCAAAATACAAAAGATGTGAATCGTCCAGTACATGTAACGATCCTTTAGGACCAACTTTAGGCACTCCATTCTCATCCGCAGTTGCTAGAAATGGTAATTGTTTTCCAACCATTTCTTTCATCTCTTCAGATAAAATAGGCATTATATAAGTCTCCTTTCCCATATAAGAATTATTGCGTACTCCCAGTGTATTTGCGAAGTGTAAACTGTGTCAAGCATTTAACCTAATACTCGTTTACAGTAGGAATTGCTTCTGAAACTTATCTGATTCAGAACTGTTTTTGGGCAAAACAAAAGCACCTATCCGTAGATAGATGCATTTTCATATACTTTTAGGGGATATATGAAAAACTATGAATATATCTAGAGGTATATATTCTGGGGGAATATACACTTGAGGGGTATGAATAACAACAGTGAATGCGCTGTTATCCACGTGAAATATTGTAACATACTTTGCAAAAATTGAATACCCGATCATCGGTATCAAGTGTTACATAATAAGTCATAAAAATATCCTTCTTTCTAATTATCTATATTAGTAGCGTGTCGTATCCAAACCAGCAATCTTCTAGATATCCAGAAACTACAATATCCGAAGTTTGCTCAGCATCAACTGAAATTTTGCTTCCACTAATACTAAAAGAGCTAGTCTCAGAAGTGCGGTGGTTAGCGTCTTCATACAGCATGTGGCCACTGCCTTTACTTGTAAATTTTGAAACTACACTTGAAAAATCTAAATATGCATTACCGTAATTGGTTTCGTAATTAATTTTCATCATCCATTGAATGTATATTTTCTTGTTGACAGGATCTATCTTATACAAACAATTTGTGTAGGGAATTGTTCCAATGTCAACTGTGATAAGTGAACTGTCTAATTGACGCCAAGCACTTTCTTCAACGCTTTTCAAATCGGCCATAGTAGCGGCCTGATTATCCCCCTTATCTGTCGAGGCGTCATTTATGACTGGCGCAATACTGAATGTCTGTGCAGCTGTAAATGTTTGAGCCTGTCCTGTTCGTGCTAGGTCAGCTGGTAAACTGCTTGCGAGTAATAACGGATTATTGTTAACGGTTGGAATAGTATTAAAGTTGTTAGCACCAGATAGGTGGGCTACTTTGGAATCATCAGCAGGCGTGTAGGCAATTTTATCTTGTTTGGCGTTAACCTCTTCAATTCCTGCTACATCACTAGCAGGTTTACGCATATCTGTGCTGTGAACAACTTTACTGTCATCAGATAATAACGTCCAACTATTCCAACCCGCACCTGTATAAACTCTAAAGTACATGAGATTTTCGTTATCAGTAATTGCTATTTGTGCTTTTCTGCCACTCCCCCAACCACTAAAGTAAAATGTAGTGGTGGTAAAACCATGAACTTTATCAGGACCATCCGTCATAGGAGGCGCTGCTAAAACAGTTCCTAAAGGTAAATCATTAAATGAGCCAGAATTAACAATACCAAGTGGTGTAATGCTAGTTTTGGAAAGGTCATAAGTCAAACTATTAGCCGTGATTGTACCATTTTTATTATCAGTAACTTTTGTACTCAATCCATTATTTAAATCAGTAACTGTAATTAAATCAGAATTATCTTTTTGAACTTTACCGGTAAAATTAACATTTTCAGAAGTATTACCGCTATTAGGATCCCTATGGATAACCTTGCTATCATTAGCTGGTGTGTAGCCAATAGAATCCTGTTTAGCATTAACTTCTTCAATTCCGGCTACATCACTAGCTGATTTGCGCATATCAGTAACATTAACTTTTTTATCCAGTTGTTGATTAACGTCAACCGTCTTGGCATAAGCATTCCCTGCACTGTCTGTAGGATCTGTTTTAAATTTCTTTTGGCCGTCAATTGTTTCATCACCAGTCGTATGAACAACTGTATCGTTGGTAGCAAACGAATCATCAATCATATTAAATTGAATTTGACTTGCATTTGAAAACCCAATGTTGAATTTATACGTATATGATACCGGAGTACTACCAGAAAAAGCTGGTATTGTATCTGGACTATTTGTTGATGTGATAACTGCAATTAATTGTGATTGCCCATTTTGAGAATCAGATCCCCAAATTCCAAATACCCATGCCTTGTAATCGGCGCTTATGGATGAGTTATCAACGACTGTTGAAATAATCAAGGTATTACTATTTTTAGAGAATCCGTTTGCACTAACAGTTTGTACTACCTTTGGAACAGATGTCATTGTTGAGATGTCTGTTGTCGATGGTAATTGAGTATCACTTATTTCTATCTTATCAACGCTTAGTGATGACTTGTTCGCTAATATTTGAGCAATAAGGTTATTTCCGTTAGCAGTTACTTTTGCCAAGTCATATGCCATGTTAATTGCCTCCTTTTACATTAACTTCTTTAACCATGATGGACTGAGTCCCAACACCTACATATTCAATTAGTTTAGAATCGTTCATAAACGCAATTGTATTAATCGTAACTCCGTTTAGAGTAGCTGATGATAGACGATCCATGAGGATTATCAGTGATTGGCTTGATGATATTAAACTAGTTGGAAGGTTATCAATGTCAACAACCTGTGGGTTCCCAACCATTTTGGTACCATCCCAATGATAATCAGTATGAACTTTTACTCCTGAATTTATTGGTGATATTTGTAAAGCATTGCATATGATGTTGATAATGTCGTTAATGGTTCCACCGGAATGTGATGCCAAAATCTTTGTTTTGAGGATAAACCGATAAGTATCATCATTGGCTCCATATCTGGGTTGATGGATATCATCACCAATCTCATCAAGCTGTTCGCCAACCGCTTCATCAATTATCCACGAACTTTGAATCATTTCTGCTCCATTATCAAGCCAGAGCTGAAAGTCAGATAATACACGAATAACCGTATTAATGTTGCTACCAGTTCCAACAGCCAGCCCCCGATCAAACATTCTAAATATTGTGTGGATATAGTTCATCATAACTAGTTTGATACATAGTCAACCTCCACATTATCATCATCAATCATTGGGATTTCAAAAGCAGTCAAAATGATATTGTCGGTGCTTAATTTGCTCTTATCTGTTCCAATTGTAATGTCTGCGTAGTTGACGCCGTCAATTGCATAGACATTAGAGAAGAATTGATTAGTAACAACTGTATCTCCCATCTTAAGGCTTTCAATATAGCCTTCAATTGCGGCTTTAATGTCATCAGTTCCCTCAGATTGATCAAAGCTATCACTAACTTTAATAGACGCTTTGACATAAATTGGTGTTTCCTGTGGCCTATCAAAGAAGATTGTTTGAGTTGAACCAGAATCATCTATGACCGTCTTACTTAGAGATCCATAAAGCGCAATTCCACCGCCTCCAACTCGGAAAATTGTGTTGGCCACATCCTGATCGGTCCCACCTTGTACGTAATAATGAACTGTTTTTGGCGGGTTCCCATACGAATCATTATCACTAATTGATGCATTGTAGACACTTTTTACGGCAGTGACTCCCTGAGTGTTCATTAATGCAGTGTATACACCATTAATTGTCCCAGATTCATTGGAATTTGATGCTAGTAGCAATCGGTTTCTAAAATCAAGATCTGTTTCCATATCTTGACCACCCTCGGCTGCCTGTGAATTGGTTACATTATCAATTTCTTCAACAGGCGATTGTTGGTTAACAATTGTACCTGCATCAACATTGTATTGTGATCCTAATTCATTTGAAACAACAACTGTTGATCCGACTCCATTGACATCAAGTTGACAGTCATCAACGGAATAAAATTCGTTACCATTGTCATCCATAAATACAGTTCCTGTTGGAATTACATATCCAGATGTTCCAGTAAATGATAAAGTTACGCTTGCAGGTTCTGCTTGTTTACGCATTAAGCCATAATTTCCGCCTATTCTATCTAAGTTCACTCCAGTTGCTTGCTGTATATATCCAGAATCATGAACATTTTCACAGTTCTCGTCTAAATTAACTGCAATTCGGGCTAAAACCCGTGCAATTGTTCCCCAAAATGATCTGGATGATACATTAGTGTCTTCACCATTCTCTTTCCGAATAAATCCTTGTACTGTATCTAAAGCATCATCATATCCCAACGGTGAATAACCATTTTCATCAATCACTTAAACCACCCGTTTCCCAGTCAAATTCCTTTAGCTGATTATTGACCTCGATAGTAATGGCCACATTCAAATTACGATCAACTTGTTTGAATTCTACGTTATGGACATCATCAATTCGTGGGTCCTCAAGTAAGCAGTCTCTGATTTCAGCAGTCACAAATTGTTCTTGCTTTATGCTACCAACAACTGCATCCCAATCTAATCCTTCATCAGTGTCTAAATACCAACCACCTTTTCGAGTATTTAGAGCAATCTTACATGACTGCGCGATTTCGTCCATATTCTCAACCGTGATAGCATTCCCATATTCATCCTGTTCAAAGTCGCCATTATCATTGACGTAAATATCTGTTGCCATTAAATCCACCTACTTTAAATCTATTTTCCCCACAATCACACCATCGTTCTTATCGTGCATGCGTTCACTATCAATTTTGTACGCATTTGATCCCCTAGCATTCGAGTTGTCACGATCTTCAAACACCACCATAACAACATCACCAACTTTATAGTCTATTGTGACCTTGACAGTATCACCATTTAACGTGATGACCATCGGGATATAGCACGCAGATAAGCTCAAAAGTTGTGGTCGTTTAGTCCCATCGGCATAAAGAGCTAATGGTTGAACGTCATAGGTTTTATCTGAATTGACCTTAACAATTTTACAGCGCATTGCGCTACTCAACTCGCCCATGATTTCGTTTTTGTAGGTTTGAAAGAATTCATCCATGTAGTCTCTACTTTTAGCCATTATTTACGCCTACTTTTTTGCTTAGCCTTCAACTTTTTACGATTAGCAGCATCAAGCTTGGCTTTAGCTTTCTTATCCTTGCTTTCAGCCTTTTTAGTCGACACAGCTGTCTTCTTTTTGTATTTGGCATAATCGACCACGTCCAAGGTTGAAATCCCTGAGTCATCAGTTATCGCTGATGTGCCACTTTCTATTAGAACCCAGCCCGTTAAAGTTGTGCTCTCGAGATGAAAGATATAACCGACTGCAAACGCAGGTCGAAACAAAGCTGTAACCTGATAATGCTGTAAACCATCATCCGAATCATCCTGGGCTTCTGGTTCTGCCAACAAACCGGTTGAATATTCTAGATAGAACTGCGACTTTTTATTTTTTGAGTAATCAGCGATTTCTAGCCGACCGTGTGGATAAGAAACTGGCGTCTTACATTGAGATGCAATACTTTTAATTGCAGCCATTGGTTTAGATTTTGCCGTATATCCTTTGGTAAACTTTTTGTCGTACACAAGTTTGAGCTTATAAATTTTGATACCAGCTTCTTTGGCAATTTTTTTAATAATTGACGACCCTTTAGTATTTTTGGCAAAAGACAACGGTTTATATTTGGTCTTTTTTGAAACCTTAGCCTTAGCTGTATGATTAGCCTTTTGTTTAACATATTCTTTACGTTTCTTCTTAGCAAACGCATTTTTCTTAGTGATAATCGTATGACTATAAGCTCGTAACTGCTTACTGGTTGCATTTGGATGATTGTCAATCCACTTACGCCGTTTTGCATTCATTTTGCTGTTATAGGCCGTTATTGACTGATCGAGTGTTTTTTGAGCTGATACAGCACGTGAAGAGGTTGTCTTGACCTTAACTTCGGGAAGCTTATCATAATTACTTCCATCAGCGATTGTAATTGTGGTGGTCTTTTCTGACTCATCAATTGTGGACGGGGTCGGCGTCGCTAAAGTGCCCTCCATGATAATCCCGACGTCATTATACAGTCCCGTTTCGCTGTACCAGCCACCATACACCCGGGCATTAGCGCCCTTGGTTAGATATTTAATGTCTTCAGTTGGTAAGTTCATGATGGAAATTTGGGTTGTTTCTTTACTACCTGACTGATATGAAGCTTCAATGTCCATTGATACGTTGTAAGGAATCTTGGCATAGCTCTTTAAAGTCAGTTTTCCTTTCTTGCCATCAACTTCCAATCGCCGGTATAGCCTTACCAATTTCATAGATTATCACCCCAATCGCTGGGTAGAGCATATTCATTACGGTCATCCGACGGCTCATCTTCAATCAACGAACTACCAGTATCATCATCTAGCAAGTCAGAGTTATCTGTATCATTCTCATCAACATCTGCGTTGCTAGGATCCTCAATGTCCGGATCCAAATCATCGTAATATAGAAACACCGATGTTTGAAAATTATCAATACTGACGCTATTTTCCATCCCCGCTTCATCAAAGGGGACAATTCGATCCGCCGGAAGATTGGCATCATTAATATTCCATAAAGGCATACCATAAACTAGCTTTTCACCAGTAATTAAAGGTGTGTCGTCAGCGTCATACAAATTAAAATAAATACTGTCGAAGCGGTCACGATAGTATAATTCAATCGTGAAATTCTCGGCCCCCGATGTAAACACGCTGTAATTTGGCATATCACTAGTATCGACAACTAATTTGTCATGTAAGCTCACGATCTCACCTCCTATTTGACTCTTATTTTGACGCCCACTGGAATGGAGCGATCCGGATACTTATTCCACTTCCGTAGCTGGGACACGCTCACATTGTATTTGATAGAAAACTTATAGTATGTGTCACCCGACTTAGTAGTAACCGTTTTAACCGAACTTTTACTACTATTCTGCTTATGCCCACTGCCTGCTTTTTTATTAGCTTTCCCCTTATTTTTAGAAGCACTTTTCTTCTTTTTGACGTTGGAATCAGCCCAATCAACCTTTTGAAGAGTTATCGACAATGGAACTTGATTAGTCACATAAGTATCGTGTGGCTTATCAATTGCCGAAATAATCGAATGGGCAAATGATGTTTGACCATGCAATTCAACTTCAGCTGTGTTTTCAGCCCATTTTCTAACACGTTCAAACTTCTTGACCAACTTTGGCACATCGCCATCTTCGCCAATTAAAGCACCACTAACTGCAATGCTTTCCGTTCCTGCCTGCGTCACAGTATTAATTGGGGTGTGTTTGATTACTGCAGTTTCATTAACATTAACGGTTTCAGAAAAGTCCTCACTATCCGGCCATAAAACAGCGTAACTTTCTTTACTCCCCGGATTAAAAGGTGTTATCCAAGTCACATCCTTACCACCAGTTTCAGCCATTACTGCCGCCGAAATCGCTTTTTTCAAGATTGCCCGTTGAAGTAGCTTTTCCGCTGCTAAACTCGGCTTAGCTTTCTTAGCTTTTGATAGTTTGCTTTTAGCTGATGCCTCAGTCTTTTGGGCTTTGGCAAGGGTCTTCTTTTGTGAATGCAATGTTTTTTCAGTCGCAGCTATCTGTTTAGCTAAGGCTGTCTTTTTACTTCCGGTGGCCTTGGCATACTCTTTCTTAAGTGCTGTCAGCTTTTTATTAGTTGCCGTAACTTTCTTTTGATCTGCCGTCACTGCCTTAGTAGCCGATTTAACTTTAGCCGTATCTTTGGTCACTGTTTGGGCTACCTGCTGATACTTTTGATAGTCACTTTTAGCACTGTTGTAAGCCGATTGAGCATCAGCTAAAGACTTCTTAAGCCGATTCAAATCATCGAGCTTGGTTTGGGTTGACGAATCAGCTGTCACTGTTGGAATTGAGAATAAATAGTTGATTGCGTTAGCCCCATTATCGTTATTGTTAAATGTTACGAGAATCGCACTCCCAGTTGAATAGATGCCTTCGGGCTCATTATCACCGTATTTCATGCCATAACTGCCCGTATTATAAGTTTTAACAAACACTTGTGTATTTGTCTCAACGTTATAGCAGCCTACCGTTGCTGGGTCGCTATTGGAGTTATAGGCACCGCTTTGCCAGAATACATATGGATAGCTGAGTGATTGTGATTGCCATGTCTGTTCACCAATCGTAAAGCCCATTGTCGAAATACTGATAGTATTCTTGGGTGATGATAGATTACCAGGATCACAAATGCAGTAACTATCAGCTGTCGTATAACCAACCAAATTATTAGTGGCATCATAGTTAACTCTTAGCATCCCCTCTGAATTAAACAGTGAGCTTAGAGAACTTGCAGCAATCGTTTGACCAGCCTGGTACGGAAATTTGCTGATTTGGTAGCCGTCGCATTTAACAACTGCCCAGATATTTCCTGAGCCATCAACCCCAAATGATGAGCCATGACCGCCGTCAGTAATTGTCATCTTAGAGACGTATTTCATTGAACTGTCCATCATTTGGTAAACCGTATCTGATCCAGAAGCATATGAAATTAGGTAGCCACCATTATAAGGAACCGTATATTGAGAACCAATATATGGTGATTTGCCAATTGTATATTGAGCTAACAAGCTGTGAGATGATTCGTCAATACTTAATTCTTTGCCATCTGCAGCATCGTTTAAGCCGTTTAGATAATCATTATTGGCCTGGTCATATGCTGCTTGAACACTCTCTAAAGTAGAAAGTGCCGAATTATATGCACTCTTGACCACATCTGCTGTCGTTGTTGCCATTATGCTGTCCCCCCTTCACGTGTTGCCATCATTTTCCCAAACATCGCTTGAACTTTTTCTTCAACTTGTCTAGAAATATCATTGGCAACTTTAGTTCCAGCATTTTTATCATTAGCGTTAACCGTGATATTCATGTTCAAATTGACTGTAACGTTATTACCTTTACCAGAAGTAGGTTGATGCTTATCTGGCATGTTTTTGAGTGGGTTATACTTTCTCAGGTTTTCCAACAATGCTCGATGCATCTTCTTCTGGGATTCATTGCTGAACACCGAATTTGATACTTTACTTCGAGCATCAATCGCCGAAGCAATTAAGCCATCTGCGGTCTTGCGCTTAGGATTAATAGCAACTTCCGGTTCGCCCTTCTTCTCACCAAAAATGGCGGGAACACTCGACCAACCACCATTAGCAAATCGTCTCGAACCATGAGGGCCGGAGTTTAACCAGTCAAACTTCCTAGTTCCCCGGATAACAGTTTCTCCTGAAGCTGCTTTATATTGGCTATTGTTCAAATAGGCCAATACTTGATCGTATGGACTAGCCCAGTTTTTGTGACCCGAAACTGCATAATTCATAAAGGTTGATTTTGTAAATTGTAATGGGCCTCCGGCAGGATTACCATTTGCTGAGTTTATATCATGAATTTTCTGCATTTCGTTCGTATTTCCAGTTTCAGAAATGGCAACTTTTAATATGTCACTCATAATTTTTCCACGAATACTTGAAGGAACTTTCATAACACTTTCAGCTTTGCGAATCATGGCTTTGGTAATTGAACTGCCACCCATCTGGCCACCGAAATTACCACCAGATACTTTAAGGTGCTTACCAACCCATTTAAGTTGTGGTGCAATTTCTTTCGCAACTAACTTTGATAATGCACTACTATGCTTAGTGTCAGCCTTCTTATTACCATTTGAATGGCCGTGCATCTTAGTAACATCAAACCAACCATTATGCGAATAACCTCCATGCTTCCAAAGTGAACCTTTAGAAACACCAACATGGACATGCATTTCGTGACCAGCTAGGTGCCCCAAAGTAGCGATTGCTTGGCCAGTCTTTATTTGGTCGCCAGTGTGAACTTTGATATTTTTGTTAGTTCCAAACTCTTGGTAGATTTCTTGATAGCCGTCATCGCTTTTGACTGTGATAATGCTACCTAAATCTTTGTAATCATTCCATGGATTACTTGTCCCAGTTCGCGTAACTATTCCACCATGAACGGCACGAATAGCCGACCCTGCTGGCCCTGAAAAATCAACACCATCATGGATTCCTTTACCTCGGCGAGCATTAAAACCATTTGATTCAGGTAGCCCCGGTGTATGTCTCCAGTTGCCACCGGCACCGCTTCCACCACCATTTCCTCTGGCATTGTCCATCTGTCGCCATACTTCTGCCGACCAAGGATTACCATATTTGGTGGTAGATCGCTTGCTTAGCCCTTTAATAGCATTTCCAAGAACTGTATTAGACTTGGAAATATTTGATGAAAATTCATTTGCGAAAGCTCTGTTCGGATGGGCATTATTTTTACTAATAATTTTGTTAAGTTCAGTGTGTGAGACACCTGAACCTTTAGCAAAGTGCTGAATGCCCATTGAACGTCCCAATTCTTGGGTTTGTGATCCGTTAAGAACTCGGTCACGTTTTTTTAGGGGGATCATCCTGTCATTTCCGTGCGGAATTAATAGGGAATTATTACGAATAATAGATTCTTGACGTGGACCAGACTTAGCATCATTCACGATCGCCAACTGATCATTAGAAAGCTCTCCGTTTGAACCCTTAGCGTAGTGAATGGCATTGATAACGGAACTATTACCACCAAACTGTCCAAGGACTTTATCAATTCCTTTAATACCACCATTTAACTGGTGAACAGTATTGGACATTGCTGAATGCGCGTAGTTATCCATCTTACCAAGTGCATGACCAAATCCGGTTGCAGTAGCTTTACCAGATGAGATAACTCCCGACTGCATTTGGTTAACTTGCTTCTGCACGCCTTTTTGCATGCTGTCATAGGTCGAGATAGCCTGATTCTTAGACTTGGTTGTGTAGTGTTTAGTATCACTATTGATGTTGCGCCACTTCAACGTATTACCCTTATCAAACTGACTCAACTGCTTATATGAACCCTTTTGCAAGGCATCATAATCACTAACAGTCTGTTTCTTGATATCTTTAGTGTGCTTTGAAGTCGTTTTGCTGACTTTCGACCAAACCTGGCCACTCTTCTTACTCAATCCATCAATATCTGACTTAGCTCGTTTACCGCCAAGCTTAGTGTTTCCAGTAGCATAACCAGGTAATACACGGCCATATGAACCATTGAGTACCTTTTTAGTATCTCGGTGATTAAGGATTCGCTCACCGTGCTTAACATGCGTGATTTCAGGACCATTAGCACCTAACAAACGCGCTTTACGACCGTTTACTGTATATGCTAGTTCTGTGCCACCTTCACCAACAAGTGCCGTATGCGCACGCGTTGACGCACTACGAGTTCCTAGAGCATGCGCAGCAAACACGTTTCCAGGAAGCTTATTAGCATCTTTGCTAGCAGTCCGTCTAGATTTAGACGGATGCTTTTTGCCATTCTTCATCTGTGTGAGAAATGAATTATTTTGTTTAAGGCCATTAGTTAAATTACTTGCCATTGCTTTAGTGCCAAGATGGCCAAGCTTAGTCAGGCCACCCCAAAGGTTACCCCACCATTCACCAAAGCGGACCCAAATGCCTTTAATTTTTCCGGTCCAGGTATTCATTTGTTTCAAATTACCTTTAACCATGGCTGAGGTCTTTTGAACGACCTTTTCATGCATTGTTTCAGCATTATCAATAGTCTTATTCTTAGTAGTTCGAGCGGCACTGATGGTTTTATCCCGTTGACTGCGCGCATTGGCGATAATCTTATCATGTTGCTTTTTACTAATTGAATGAGTTACATAATATTCCCTGTCGGCCGCGTTACGAACTGAATTGTACTTTTTATTAGCAGCACTTTTAGCAGATTTGTAAGTTTTGTTTGCAGAACTTACAGTTGACTTCATCGTTTTATATGAAGACCTGATAATTGAACGAGCCTGTTGCTGAGAAATTTTCGAGGTACGATCTTTTAATCGACCGTAAATGATGGTTTCCTTGTTGGTATTATTGGTAAGTAACTTAGATACTGCCCGATTAGTTGCTGAAATAGCAGCTTCACGACCTTTGCCACCATTTTTCTCACTCCGATTAATCTTGCTAATTCCTTTGGAGACATTGGAATAGCGTTTATTCCAATACTTACTATCCGATTTTTCCATCGAACTAGCTTGTTTCTTAGTGATAACGCCTTCTTTTAGGAGCATCTGAACGCGCTTGTTAGACGAAGATTTCTCCGAGCTAGTATATGACTTAAGCCCCTTACGCATAGATCCATATACGTTTTGATTGATCTTCGAGCCGGTTCCCTTGGATACGGTAGCCCAGTTATCATTAGCTTTATCAAATGAAGATGTAAATGACTTTAATTCTTTATCTCCAAACTTATCTAAGCCAAGAGTAACTCTTCGATGATGAACTTTGTTATTAGAATTTTTACGGGCGTTCATAGCCTGTTGATAACCAAGACCATTAGCCGCTTGTGCTTCTGACCCTTGAAGACCCGCTCCGGACTCTCCGGGAACTGATTCTTTCCTTTTGGTCCCGTCAATGTTGCCACCCTTAGCTAAATTCTTTATATATTTGCTTCCAGCAATATATTTAGCAACAGAACCACCAACAGACGATCCAATCATGGCAACCAATGGATTACCACCACTTAGCGCAAGACCCAGGCCAGCACCGACAGCATTACCGCCGGCTTGCCACATTTGACTACCGCCTTGTTTACTGTCAATACCATGCTTAAATGCACTAACGGCATGACCACCAATTTGAAGGCCAATGGTGGCATATGACATTCCCTTTAGGAGTTTGTCACTGCTTAACGCAGTTGCTGCATTACCTAAACGGGATGGTGCAAAGTGAGTTGATCCGATTCTAGTAGCTGATACTTTTTCTTCACGACGAATTCGCGATCCTACCAGCGGTGAAGCCCCTGCGACATCTTCAACAGTTGAAAGCACCCTGGATGCGGTGGAAGCCTTGCGACCTTTACCAAATAGAAGGCTGCTTGATAACCCTAAAAGGCCCTTGCCAACCTTGATACCGCCCCATACTCCCGCAAACGCTGCGGCATAACCGGCTGCTTTCTTAATTGGTGAAGGAAGGCCAATTAAAACTTTAAGGAATTTGTTAGCAACTCCCAATGCTTTGGTGAATAGCGGAAGAATCGTTTTAGTGAATCCCATCCCCATGATATTCACGTATTGCTTGAAGACATTAATCTGATTTTTCCAAGATGCCATATTTTTCTTAGCAAGAGTGGCAATATAGCCATTCTTACCGTATTTTTGAGCACGACTAACTTGTCCAGTTAATGATCTTAACTGTTTAGTATTATTGGCCAGGATTAAGCCTGATTCTTGCCCAGTTGTCCCAAAGAACATGTGAAAAACGTTAAATTTTTGAGCAGAGCTCATGCCTGCCGTGGCTTTCTTCAAGACGTCCATATTATCAGCAAGACTTTTGACTTGCCCGTTGGCCTTTTGAAAATCTGATGGCTTAAGCCCCAGGGCTGACATAACTTGTCCTTGTTGAGACTTAGCAGTCATATTAGGCGCGGCAAACGAATTCATAACCTTACGTAAACCAGTACCAGCAATGGAACCATCTTGTCCGTTATTTGAAAGAACACCGACGCCGGCGACGGTTCTGGCAAGCCCTTGATTAGAGCTATGGGCAGTTGCACCAACATATCTCAGCGAGTTTCCCATACCTTCGAAGTTTGTGGCAGTTAGATCTGATCCATATGCCATTTCGTTCAGAACTTTCTTGGTGTAGGCAGCCATCTTCCTCCTTGAATTACCAGCTTTAGTTTTATAGCCAAACTGTTCAAGCGTAGGAGCACCATAATTAACAACCGCATTATACGGATCTCCTGAAGCTCTGGCAGCCTGTAGGAAGTATTTGTGTGATGCTAATTCCTGACTACCGTTATATCCACGTCGGACAAGTTCTTCACCACCTCTTGCCATCGCTGTTGGTGAAACACCATACTGTAGTGCAAAACGATTGTTTTCTTTTTGCATTGCTGAAGTTTCACGTTTTGATTGAGAAGTCGATTCTCCACCAGTCTTTAACAAGTTTTTGATAGTAATATACTTATTCTGCAAATTTGTAGCTTCATTGGCTGATTTAAGGAATGCGGCGCCAACCATTCCTGCTCCCATAGCAATCTGAGAACTAATATTTACAAAGTCGTTGCCGGCATCGTACAGATTTCTAAACGACTTTGTTGTCTTGCGACCACTTCTGCTCAGATTATCAAATGACGACTTACCTTTTGTACCGAACCTTTGAACACGTGTATTTGCATGATCAATATCACTACTTGTTTGCTTGAGATTTGTCTTTACTTTGAAGTTTGCCTCTTTAGGCAAACGTTTAAATGAGTTCCTGGCTTCCTTGGAAGTATCAGAAAAAGCCTTGCCGATTTGCCCCGCATATTCACGCGAGCTATCAGCAAGGCCTTTTAAACGATTGTTTATGTTATCGACATCACTTGTAAGATTATCTGATAATTTTTTGGATTTAGAGATTAGACTGTCATATTTATCTTCAAACTTGGTCAATCCCTGAACCGACATGCGATCGCCAAAATGGGAAAGTTGATTGTTGGCCTCACGGCTTGATCTGATAAGCCGATCCATCTTGTCATTCGCACGATCAATCGCATCCATGTTTTCTGATACAACTCGGAATCCAACTTTGGCACTTCTTGCGTATCCCATGTTAGAATCCTCCTCGCATTTGTGACTGTACTTCCATGCGCTTAGAAATCGCCCAATTGAAGACAGACAGTTCATCAGCATTCATATACTTAATTGGCCGAGGCAGTCCGCTTTCTAACCCATTATAGATATAGGCAGTCCAACCAATTGATTGAGACGTTGATTTATTAATTAATGCCTCAAGATCCGTTTTACGAATAAAGTGATTAGTTAAGTTCTTGCACAAGAAACCGGTCAGCTTCTGAGCAAACCTTCATAACGCCAGAATGGTTTTCCCAGAATTTCCAACTCATTTTTTCCGGTTTTCCGCCAACAGTGGGCGTACCAATAAGCGGATTAAGTCCAAGATCATCATTACCGTTAATAAAGGCATCCCAGTAGGCATGACGACTAACATCTGCCAAATCAGTAAACTTAACGGCATTCTCTACGCCTGGGAAATTGAAGGGATATTTAATGTTTTGCTTGGTCTTTTTGTCCCAAAGGGTTACAGAGCCAACAATCATGCCATTTCGTTCAGTTCTAACCAATTTTGGTTCCTTAACAGGTGTCTCGGTAGCCTTTTTAGTTGTTGACTTAGTTTTAACTTCTTCTGTCATTTCAAACATTCTCCTTTATTTATCAATTGAATATAAATTTGTTTTATGCAGTAATCGGGTCAACTTGCAATACAGAAGCCTTAAAGACTACAGAAACACTTGGATATTCAGCGTTAAGAGTTGTATCAACAGGACGGGTAATTCGTGCACTATCTGTATGGAAGTGAGCAAAGCTTGATGTTACTGATACAGGGACGCCAGTCAAATTGTTGGCCAAGTCAATGAGATGAGCATAATTGGCAGCATTAGGATCAATACTAAACGTAAACGTACCAGAATGATCATGGTTAATGGCTGATTTACCATTACCATTATTATCAACCGAATCAGTAACGTTATCGTTGTTCCAAGCAACAGCTACTTTATCGCCAGTGCCAAAGTCAGTAAATGGGAGGCCATCAATTTGAACTGACACTTCCCATGGGTCAAATGTGTTTTGTGTAAGTTGCATTATCAATTTCCTCCTTATAGGTCGATTTCACCAGAAATATAAACATCATCAATGGCATCTGCTGGATGATACTGCCAAGATAAACCACGATAAATACGTTGTGAGACATCAGTGTCCTTCATATCTTCTCGTGGCAACGCAGTCACGGTATAATCTGGCTTCCCATTATCTTTCTCACCAATTCCACCATTACGGTAAAGCTGATCAAACACGCTTTCAATTCCAGACTTGAGCAAGTTAATACCGGTGTTATCATAAGAAATTTTAGGATTTTTAACCATGATTTCAGTAAGCTTCTTGTTGCTATGCTTGATAATAAAATCACGTCCCAATAACATGTCAATATAGTCTCCGCTTAAGGTTTTACCATCACGTACGATTGGCATCCCTTGAGCAAAATAATACGTATTAATGTTACCTTCTGAATATGGAACTAATTGGTCTTGCTGGAATGATAATTGGTCTTGTGGTAGCACGCTGTCATCAAGACCTGACGTGTTAGCAATATCGAAACTACCGACTGGTAATGCACTTACCGCCCCTACAGTACCGGATGATAATACATTTGCGTGATCAGTATCAGTATTAGCCTTAAATGCAGCTGTATTAACATTGGATGCGTATGGTGCGGTATCAGCAATATCATCGACATCAACAAGCAACAGTCCGGTGTTCTGGGCTTCAATGTAATTCGATAATGCTGGAATCTTGCTTTTATCAATTCCAACTGGAATTAAATATTCATCGCCAGAGTTATAAAACTTTTTAACAGCGGCAATTAAATTATCTGAGTTTGCCATTATATTTTCCTCCCTTACTTAGCAGCCTGAACAGGATCAGTTCCATTCGAACCTTCATTACTTTTTTTGTTAAAGTTAGCAGTCGAGATCTTATTCAAAGCCGTTTTAAATAATGACTCTGCAAATGAAGTATTAGGTGCAATTGCCTTAACAGTGTTAATAAGCGTGGCATCGTCCAAATCAACTTCAAACTTAAGGGTGACACCATCAACTTGGCCATCAAAGGCAATTGTATTTACATTGTTTTCTGATTTAATTTGTAGCATTCGTTAGCCCTCCTTAAGACGCCGCAGAAACTGTTACATTAGAAGTTGCGGTGAAACCACCATCTTTAGTAGTTGCGGTGATAACAGCAGTTCCTTCTTTGACATACGTTACTTTACCAGTATTGTCTACCGTAGCTACAGTATCGTCTGATGAGCTAAATAAGACCCCTTGGTTAGTTGCCCCAGAAGGTTGAATATTTGCTGTTAATTGATCATTTCCGCCAACTTTTCCTGATAATGTCGTTTTATCAAGCTTTACACCAGTAACTTTAGTTACGGCTGCTGCAACACTAACATGAGTTGTAGTGGTAATTTCATCATTAACACCAGTCCGGAAAGTAATAGTTGAATTACCTGCTGACTTGAATGCAATAGTAAATGAGCCATCACCGTTTGGCGATACACTTGCAACCTTAGTATCGCCAGATACGGCACTTACTGACTTATCCGTTGCAGTTGCTGGTAATACAGTAGTAGTTACTTTAGTAGTTCCGCCAACTGTTCCCGTTACACTGGATTGATCGACGTTAATACTTGTAGGTGATACAAACGAATTCTCAGCGACTGCCTTGACAACTAGAATTGCTTCCGGTGGATTTGGACCACCGAATACTGCTTGGGCATGGAGATATACCAAGCTATCTGGATCAAAGTCGTCCCCAACTTCTTGAAGACTGTTATAGCGAGTTTGAGTAGCTTCGGTTGCGTCTGGATCTTCAATTAAATACTTTGGAATTTGATCGCCCAAGTCCTTAACTGGTGTTACAAGCTTAACGGTTGTATGCACTGGGCCAAGCGGTTCATTAGTAATAGGCATTGTGTTTCCTCCTAATTTCTATTTATACTTTGGTTGTTATTATCAATTGATTCAATAGTTGGTTGATCTGATTCAAAGTTGCGTTCAACTCTAATTACCAAATCAAACCCATATTGCTGAATGGAATTGTTAATCCCAATAAAGCTGTTGTCTTGTGGATCTTCTACATCAACAATGATGATTCCCTTTTGTTTAACCTGATAGTGGACTTCTGGGTCTCTCAAATTAGCTTGTAGGTTATCCATGAGGTCTAATCCACGTGATTCATTAGCCGTATGAATGACAATAGACAGATGAGTGTCTACTGGTTCATGCATGGGATACATGTGCTGTACAGGCATCACGATACTCCCACGAGGATGCACAGTAATGAAGGGAAGTGATGGCTTATTTCCAATGGAGTAATCTTCAACAACGTGTTTTTCATCGAGGTTAGTTAAAGAACGGATCTCCTGAATCATTATTGCCAGTATTTCCTGCCAATTGATCGTTCGCTTCATTATCGCTTTGCACCTCCTGACTGTTCGACCTTAGATAATAGACGCATGCATCCGAAATACCATAATATGGGTCTTGACCAACGACTTGAAGATATTCCCACTGAGTATCATCATCACCATTTTTAATGGCAACGACGGTTCCCAAAGGAACATTTAGATGCATTGAATACCATTCGTGACTATAATTGACGCTTTTACCATCACCAGTAAGGATTATTTGGTTGGCATCGGCATTAGGACTAACTGGGGTTATCGGTTCACTATCGTCAATATATGGTTGCTGACGAAAATCAGTTCTTAAGAAATCTCCCGTTAATGTTGTTCCACCGTCAGTATATGAGGTATTTTGATATATTCTAATCGGAATACCATAACGTTTGATCAAACTCTTTTTACTGAATTTCATATTTCTATCACCTTCACACCAATTGACTTGTGGAGTGCGCCTGTATCCACTAGAGGATCGTCTTTTCCCTTATTTTCAATGGTTAAAGCAGCATTGTGGGGACTAGTTTTAAGAACTATTTCATCTTTAATGCGCTGCTCTATCAGTAATCCTACAGCTTCATATAGTTCTCGTGCTGTCATATCACCACTCATGATGCCAGCTAATCCGTCCTCGACACATGAAACAATTTTGTGCATCCCTAGATCAACTCCATCACGTAAAAATGAACGTTCTGGTATTTTGACGTGCTTAAGCTTGTAAAATGTACCATCCCTCATTGGCACAATTAAATATGGACCATTCTTGGGATATATTTCAGCGCCAAACTCGTTAACCGTAGCAATCATCTGCATAAATGCTAACGACTTATTACCCACGGGCTTCATTACACCAACTTCAACCATATAATGATTCAATTTTCTAAACTCTTCCTTGATTTCAGGGAATCGATTGTCATCTGAGAATAAATCATCCAAGTTTAATCCTCCAACCTGAATATCCATACCGGATCAGGAAATCATTTAATAATTCTTCCCATTGGTTAACTGCATTCCCGTTATATTGGGTGTGTAAATCTTTGAAGTTATCCACTAGAATTCCCTTTCCAAGGTCAGAATTAATCCAGATAAGCGATAACATCTTCATTTCCATAATTTGGTTCCAAACGAACTTGTCATTAATGGGAATATTCAATGGTTTAATCAATCCATAAGCAATTGGCAGTAAGCTATTAAGAATATCATCACTTAGTTCAACGTCAGATAAGGATTTGACACTGGCAATAACGTCATTTTGGTCGAACGGATAATCCATGTGATCACCTTCTACTTAGCACCTTTTGAAATAATAAGTTTCTTTCCTGGCTTTAAATCTTCTTGTGGATACATCCGGTTAAGGTTGGCAAGCATACGTGTTGATGTGTTGTTCGCCGTAGCGACTGCCCACAATTCGTCTCCTTCTTGAACAATGTAATAAACATTGCCATTTTCGGAGAAGTTCTTTGATGTATCAATTTGATCTGGAAACATGTAAATTCCTCCTTTTAAGCCGCCGTTGTAACGTCAAGAATAAACACTTGCTTAGCAACGGTAATCGTCGGTACGAACTTCTCATCAACAATTGTCTTGACCGTCACTGGATCTGAGGAAGCACTAGTTGAAAGAGAAACACCAGTATCAAAAACAGATACAGTCGTCCCTGAAACTGGAACACTTTCTTCCGGTGTTTCAACAAAATTCATTTGACCAACCGGATCATTGGCAGTCCCTGGTAAGAAAATAATCTTGCCATCTGGAATGAACTTTTCAAACGTACCGTTGTTATTCCATCCTTTATCATAAACAACTACCTGTAATCCTAGGAACGCTGAGAACCATTGCTCAACAACAGGCTGAGTAAGAATGCTTCCCTGTGGTGATACCGTCCCAGAAAAAATGGTGTTTTTTAGTGCGGCATTGTGCATCAAAATATACATAGTCTTTGAATTCATTAAGGCTCGAGTTAAAGCCGTGCCAACTTTTTGCGAGGCAGTATCCTTAACGCTACTGATGTCATCATATGGATTAGAGGAATCATCAGTCCATGCTTTAGCAACTTTCATATTCTGGAATGACTCATAGCCAAAGTCTGCCAGTTGATTACCCAGAAGTAGCTTGCCGTTCAAAAGTGCTTGGACAGCGTAATACTCGCGAGTAAACCGAGCACGTAAAAGTAAATTAGCTTGATCATCATACAGCTTCTTAGTGATGTTCAAAACCAAATTTTCGTCATTAGATGCAATGGCATTATTCAAATCTTTAAAATCGTACTCATTAAGGTTCAACTTGTTTTTAAATTTGTAAGTTGGCAATGTGCCAGTTTGAAGTGAGCCACGTTCAACAGGCAATGCTGCTGAATCTTCTTTGGTTAAATCAAGTGGTGCCGGATATAGATCTTGGCCGTTGATTAATTTAACATTATCGGCCTGCTGTTTAGTGGGGGTAAATAAAGCTTCCATCAAATAGGGAGCTGTGTATTGCGGATTAGTGTTCCAATAGCCCTGCAGGTAATTGGAAGTTAGTAAATCAAATGCAGTTGCCACGATATAACATCTCCTTATCGACTAATTAATTTAACGCCGGATGTCTTACCAGCGACCGCCTTTAATGCGGCTACAACAGTACTATCAAGTAATTTCTGGCGCAAATAAACATTTTCAAACCAAATTGTTACGTCTGCGTCTCCTGCAGTAACATCTGTGTCTGCAGCAACAACGCCCGCAAACACTTGTCCTTCCGCACCCGTAAATTCTGATAATTTGGTAACGCCTGCGGATTGATCGGCACTTAGCCAGTCAACTGCCGCACCAACTGGAGTACCTTGTAAAATAACTTTCTTACCATTGGAACCAGCAGTAACAGTTGAACTGTCAATTGTTCCTGGTAAGCCAACAGTTAAATCTTGCCGAACTCTTGGATCAGAGTTGGCAAAGTATTGTGTATCAGCCATAGGTTACATCTCCTATTTTTTTATTTATCAAAGAATTTTCCTTTAAATCTATCTGGATCTCCCAGCGTTTTTTTAGCAACTAATTCGCCAAAACTAGGAGCAGCATTATTTTGCTGTGTATTACTATTTGGAATTTGATTATTTTTAAACATGTTTTTCTTGGTAATCTTAACTACTCGATCAAGCATTGACTTGAAGTTGTCAACGTTGTGCTTAGTTGTGTCAGGATCGTCACTAACCAGTGTGTCAACATCCTCGTTGGTAAATTGATACCCAGTATCTTTAAGCTGGTTAAGCACTTCACTGCGCATATCTGATCGATTCTTTTCAGCTTTAAGCTGCTTGTTTTCTTCAAGGATTTCCTTGATTTGTGCCTGCTGCTTTTCTTCGTCGGTCATTTGTGCGTATTTTTCAGCGTTACTCTTACCAGCTTTTTTGCCTTCTTCAATACCTTTTTTGCGGGCACGAAATTCACGATCTTTGAGCAATTTATCAACTTCGGTTTGCGTAAACGTCTTGTCATTGCTACTGTTATCGCCATTATTATCATCAGTATTGTCTTTTGACGATGTGTCATCATTCTCAGCTTGATCACTATTACCATTAGTATTTTGATTGCTTTGATTCTGATTGGCATTATTGGTGACAGTGTCGACAAGATTCTTAATAAAGTCTGGAGATGGTTGGCCGTTTTGATTACCAGAGTTTGTTGCGGTATTGTTGTTGGCATTCTGGCCACCTTCGCCACTTTCTCCACCTTGTGCACCAGGTTGGGATTGGCTACCTTCTTGGCCGGCGTCAGCAAAATACTGCAAATTCATGTTTAATTTATCTGATTCCATGTATTGCCTCCGTTTATAGCCTGTCGGCTGTTAATTCCTTGCGCAGTTTAATGTCTTAAGCATGTTTGGGACAAAATAAAAAGCAATGAAGTTTTTACTCATTGCTCATCATCACTTGTTTAATTTTTATTTGAATGGTCAGCTACTGCTATGGCGCCAGCAACGCCTAATAATGGAACTAACGAAACGTGTGCTATTTTGGTGCAACGACAGTTAGGGTGGGAGTCATCAGGGATGCTTGGAGAGTTTGCATCATTAACGGCATAGGGCCCATCTTCAGCAATTGCTTCACATTTATCACACGCTCCTGGTTGAGTTACCCAATCGAAGTAAGCAATTCCTTGCGACCTAAATACATGCGTTGTCGCTCTGTCTAAAACGCGCGCTCGTTCGGTAACAATCACGCGTCTGATATAAGCATCATTAGTTTCAAATAAGCCAGTTATCGTCTGTGGTTTAGCCGTACGAATACTTGGAAATAACTGGTTGACATCTGCTTGTTTTAATCCGGTTCGCAATGATTTAGCCACTAATGCCTGGACATTATTAACGAGGTTATCGTTGTATAACCAAATGTCATTACTCCACTGGCTACCATCAATAGTTTTACTGATGATCTGTTCGGAATTATGCAAGATCTCTCGCTTGGTAAGCTTAGCTTCTTTAACAATATCCGCGCCCATTTTCTTAGCCAACCGATTGTTGTTGAATTGCCGACTCACGTCCCGCTTAAAATCACTATTCAACGTTTGGCTGAGCAATTTAATGGTGGAAGCTGTTGCACCGGCAATGCTGAACCCAATTAAAGAATTCAAAGTATGATACCGATCAATTGGTGCATTCCTGCTATATTCTTTAAATCGGTTTTGAGATTGAGAATCAGCATCCTTAAGCGTCGCCCTTTGAAAATGAAGCAAACGACGTCTATCAGCATTTGAATCACGCTTTAAAAGATCAACGTATCTTAATAGTCCGTTAACGCCATATTCAGCAATGAAAAAGTTAAGATGATCCTCAATATCTTGCAATGCATTTTGATAAAAATCATGAGATTTCCCATAAACTTTTTGATCATCTTTCAGTAACTTGGCAATATATTTTTTCTCTTGACGTTTATTAATTGGCTTCATTCGTCACCGCCACTGCTATTGTTGATATCATTATTAGATGCGTCATCTTCACTATTGGGATCACGATATGGATCCGGCATACGTTCTTTGGCTTGTTGTGCCAGCTGATCCTGCTCAGCTGCAATCTTTTGCATTTCTTTTTTAGCATCTGGAACGTTAGAAAGCGACGCAATGGCTGTTTCTTGGGAAGTAGTCGATTGCAATTCATTAGCGGTTTGAGCCTCCGCCAACAAATTATGAGGAATTGTGAAATTAAATGTATATTCAAGGTTATCAACATCATTAGCATTAATTCCTTGCGCTTCCAGTGCGCATGCCCAAATTTGTGTCAATGAACGCTTGAACTTAGTTTCTTTAGCAAGCGCCTTGAGTTTCATGGAATGAATCTTAAAATCGAGAGCTTGTGCAGCCGACGTACTGAAATCAACGTTATCTAGATTAGCAATTTGGGACACCTGATAAATGAAATCAGTATCATGTTGAATTTGATTTTCCTGTAATTCATCGCCAGTTGGTTTTTCCATAAATTCAGCATCAGGAGTTGGTAAAGCTCTCGACTCATCTGAATTTGCCCATGCTTTATCCAAAAATAGGTTGAGTACCCTGGATTGCTTAATATCATCAATTTGTTCATCAGATAATTCAGAATTAATCACTTTCAAAACACTAGCAGCAAATGAATCCGAATCATTAGCCTTAGCACTCACGGCTCCATCCAAATCATCAACTAAACTAACCGTATCGTCGAATACCCCAAGACGTTCTTCGTTGTCTATAACTTCAACAATTGGCAGTTGACTAAAGGGGTGAGCATTTTTATCATCAATCCCAGTATCAGGATCTGGGTTATCATCAAACGAAACTGATTGCATATTAGTGGCATCACTAGCAAACGGTACAGTATCATTCACTTCAATCAAACTGCCATGCAATATTTGATGGCCCAATTTGTCAGGTCGATAACTATATGTGACACCAAATAGAGGCTCATTTTTGACCGTGTTGTCATAGACAATAAAGGTATTTAATGGATCTAAAAACGTAATATGAGGATAGGCGTCCTTATCCGTGTAAAGGTATAAATATGATCTCCCATAAACGCTTGACCATTTAGATGCTTCTGTAAACACATCATCCAAGACTTGATGTTTAGTCATTGCCGTGATCAAGTCATTAACTTTATCGCTTTCGCTTGTTTCCTCCTGAGAGGGATCTTGATATGCAATATCAACCGGCGTCCCAATAAAGTAACCGTTGAATGAATCCACTAGTTTCTTAGGCATATTAACAATTCTACGATTATCCGGATCACCATGCGGTGTCGGTTTCCGGTTCAAAATGTTTATATGACGTCCCTTATAATATTGGCGTTTCATATCGTAGATTGGTGCTAAACGTGTTCGATGAGTATTGATCATGTTATACAAATCAACTGGGTTATCTTTAATATTCTGAGATGTTGAATAATGAAAAACATCATTATCATCTAGATAAGCACTACCAGATAAATTAACCGCATTATCATTTGTCCAGCCTAGTTTTGAAGCATCTCTACCAGAAATAAAGGTGTCTTGAATGTTTGGATAATGTTTACTCAGGATGTCATCAATTTTTTGTTTCATAACTGCTTAAATACCTCGCTTAAATAATTTAACTTTGGCATTGAGATGTGGATCAATTTTCAGTCCCAATTTACGGGCATTATCAATGGCAAAATACTTAAAAGCATCAACCGTATGGTCGTTTTCCTTGACCACTTTAGGATTGTCACTATGAACCGTCTTCTCATCCCATTGGTATTGCTCATGCTGTTTGATAAATATTTGATTCTCAGGCGTATCCAAGTAGTACACACGCCCTTGTGCCAACAATGACGATACATAATCAATCATCGTGGCTTCGTCGCTCTTAGCTACCCCATGCCAAACTTCGTTATATTCTTTAACAAATTCGTTTCTTAGAGCTCCTTCAGCCGAGTCAATTGTTCGTTTACCAATTGGTACTTGGTAGTTCATCGAATCTTCAAAACTCTTAATTTCAGGCACCAGGTCACTTGGTGCCTTTTTTCGAGATTGGTGTTCCGGACTGTAATAGTAGGTGTGCAGCAAAATAACCCTACCTTCGGCGGTAACGCCAATTGCCAGGCAAGTAGTTGCTGAGTTAATGTGACCAGCATCGATTGAGAAGTAAAGATTAACTAATGGGTCGTCATCAAATAATTTAGTTAAGGGATGAAACAGCTCCATATTGTAGACGTTAGTTCCCAGCCCAATGATTTTCCCAAGGTAAAGCCATTTATAATACTCTAAGTCGTTCTTCTTGTACGTTTCAATCAAGGCCAGTTGCTGTTCCTGGGTGATCCCGAGCTGATCATCTAGATACGTTGACGTATCAATAAAACATTGCGGATTTTCTTCCTGTAAGGCAATCCATTCATTAATCCAATCGTATGGATTACGTGGCGGATTGTAACTGTAGAACACCTTCACCTGGTCAACCCAAGGCGATTTCTGTCGAATAAAAGTGGGATTAGTTTGATCAAATACTTCGGCGCTCTTAAAATTGGCTGCTTCTTCGTACCAGAGAGCAATGACATTTTGGATCGTGTTTGATTTTAGTTTCTCAGGCTTGTCACCGCCGTAAAAATAAAACGCACTGCCCGATGAAACATGGGTGATGCGCATTGGTGAAACCGAATATTTAAATTCATCTGTCATGTTTAACATGTCAATCGCCCAGCAAATCTGACCATATACAGAGTCACGCAAGTTAACCGTGTTTTCCCGAATACAGACAACATTCACTTTATGGCCTAGCTGAGCCTGCTTCTTTAGCATAGTCAACAGCTTTAAACTAATAGTCGATGATTTAAAAGAGCCACGGCCGCCTTTAGCAATGATGTATGAACATTTAGTCGTCCACATTTTACTGAAGTGTGGATTGACCAGCTGTGATATTTTAATCACTCGCTTAGTTTTCGTTATCATCATCAACACCTCCCAAATCGTCAACTACCAACGTCCCATCTTCGTGATGTTCAACTTTTTTAATTTCTTTAGCCTTTGCTTCAGCAATTTCAGCCTCGGCTTTTGCCTTACGAATTTGGGCTGATTGCATAACTGTTGGAACTGGATATCGCTTTAGCAACTCAGTGAGTGCTTTCACCTTATCGTTAGTTTCAACGAGAGCTTCACCTTTGTCTAATCGTAAGGTTTTCAGTAAAGATGTATCGCCTTTATTAGTAAAATCGACTTCATTCTCGTAGTAGAATGCCTGCTTTCCAGTTTCCGGATCAATGTATGGTAGTAATTCGTAGTGCTTTCCGGAACTATTAATATATGGTCCCTGCTTAACGTAATGTTTCATCCACCGTAAATGTTTGACTCGTTTGGCCTCCACATAATCACCGATGTTAGCAAACGCTTGGCGCTGAAGCTCTCGAACAATATCATCCGCCTTAATAGCCTCTGTCTGTTCGCGTATCATGCGAAGATTATCTAATTCTGCCCGCACACTAGCATTAACGAGTAGCCTTGGACCATTTACATTGGCAGTGTTCCAAGACGCCCCATATGCCTTCTGATAAGCCCAAGTGGCATTGAATCGTTGCAAATAGTACAGGCAAAACAACTTTTGCTTTTCGTTTAATTGACCATTGTTTTTCAATTGATCGACTATTTTGTGTGCACCCTTTTTCGGTTTTGTGTGCACCTTTTTTGTAACTTTGTGTGCACCCTTTTTATTTGGGGTGCGTTGCCAACCATACCGTTTTTTCCACGATTTAACCGTGTTAATTGACACATGATATTTGTCAGCAATATCTTTATACTTCATACCAGCAAGATAATCTTGTTCAGCATGTTCTTGCTTATTCATTACATATCACCACACCTCCTACATTCTATGTATTAAAAGTCAACACAATTATTCACCACGGTATGGCGGTGTGATATTGCTACCAAAGGTCTCTGTTAGCGCGAAGAAGTATCGATAATCTTCATTGACATTGTCATATTGACTAATTGTATCTAGTGACTTGGCCATAATCTCAGCAGCCTGCTGAATTCCTTTGTCAATCGTGCCGTTATCTAGCTTCTTTTGAACAGCACTTGTGTCCAGTACGGCATCTCTCAATGCCTTATTTATCTCCGTACTAAATTCGTCTTGAATCATGCTGACGATTGACGATTTATTAAACCTTTGATCACCTGAATTGAACATTTTTGTCATTTTAATTCCTCCCAGTTGAACCGAAACCGTCACTACCACGGTCACTGTCATTTAGTTTGTCGCATTCAATAGATTGTACTGAGACATCACGCCGAATAACCAACTGGCAAACCTTATCGCCTTTGTTAATTTGATTAGGCCGATTAGATAAGTTAACGAAAATCGCCATGATTTCACCACGATAGCCAGGGTCAACCGTTCCGAGAATGCACTTTAATGGTGTCCTAAGACTCATCCCTGACCTTGGTCTAACTTCAGCTGAATACCCTTTGGTTAACTGAATTGAAATCCCCAAAGAAATTCTTTTCGTTTCGAATGGTGCAAAATAAACAGTTTGATCAGCATATAAATCAAAGCCGGTATCATCTGGATGTGCCTGATGTGGTGCCATGGCAGACGGGGTCATTTTTTTATATTTAAGGATTACCTTAGGCACGTTCCCTCATCCTTTCCTGCTTATGTCGCATGTCGTCTGTTAAACGTTCTTTAAATGGTGTCTGTAATGTGGAATTAATATTATTAATATCTTCTGAACTATACATAACACCACTAGCAAATTGAGCCTCAGAACTAAATATAATCAAAAATTCAATTCCATCAATATAATATTTAGCAACCCCGTTTATAAGCTTTCCCTGCGCATAAATATATTTCATCTTAATGTCATTGCTTGGAGACTTTTGTTTAAAATAATCTCTTAACTCATCGTATCTCATTTTATTTTCGCCTCTATACAGGCTTTTCCTTTTAGTCTAAACTCATTCAATTTACGTGCCTGTAAAGCTTTACGCTTGCGATCCTTGATTTTGGATTTTTTATGACTCTTCGTGTGTTTATTATGTTTGCTCAATCAATGATCCCTCCACTTTTATGGTAAAATATATTTGGGAGTGGGATTTTACGCTCAAAACTTTTTCCCACTTCCTTTTCCCAGCTGCGGCTGGGTTTTTTTGTGCAAATTAAAAGCGCCCTCTTTGCGAAGACGCTTCTTTAAATCCTTATCCAGTTGTTTATCTATCTTTATTTCTTCATTGGAAACATAACCATAATCAGTTTGCTTCATAGGTGTATATGGATGTTTACGATCATTCATATAATCACCTCTGCAGGAAATACAGAATTATCAAAGCGAGTAGCAACATGCTGCCCACCAATATATCCGTCAACTTTAATTTCATAATGTCACCCCTATGTATCTAAATGGGCGAGGCCGGTGCCAGTCCCATTCGTAGCCACTTTTTTCACTGCTTATGAGGCAGAAACGACTTATCCCGAAGTTACATCGCCTAGCTAACTTTACCAGCTATTTCATTGCAAAATAAAAGCCTACGTTTTCCGCCGCAGGCATCATGTAACTCACTACAGTTCAAGTTCTAGACAACATAACATACAAGTTTTTGTTTTTGCGTGAGCTGCATGTTCGTTGATTGGACGGGTACTACTCATTAATTTTTAGGAAGAATTTACTTTGATACAAGTCCAATCAACAACGTGGCTGGCAGGGAATCGAACCCTGCACGGTAATCTTTCCGCCATCTTCGTACGTATACGTTACAGTCACACATCTAATTTCCAAAGGGTGAAACTCTTTTTAACAAATTCCACAATACCAATATAACCCCTGTTTTTGCATTTTTTCGGCAGAACATCGGCAGATTTTCGGCAGAAAGTCGGCAGATTATCGGCGAACTTTTTTTGCTCGCAGTGTATCACGAGGACAAACTATCGCAAAAACCCATAAGGCTTGTTTCTGGTAATCGTTATATGTACGCTCAGCCAGATAACCTAAATCATACTTCTCCGCTAAGCGTTCACAGCACTTTTTTACGGTGTAATGATTAATGAATCGATACTCCAACAAGTCGGCTAAGAAGGCGTTTTGATCATCAATGGAGCTCATGAGTTGAATAGTCTTCAAACGTAGTTCACATTCCATCTTAGCGGTGGCTTGTTTAATCATTTTATCTTCCTGCCGGGTATGTCTTGGATCTGACTGTGCCTTTGGCATACCGTCCATCATCGGCGACTGCAGGGAGAAACTGAATCTAGCCGCTTCAAGTTGCCAATCCCGATACTCATATAAAAATTGTTTAGCATTTTTTATTGTTTGTTTTCTATCTAATAAGCCAAAGACACTATCCATCTCCGCAACTCCTTTGTTGTCACCTTAGTTGATGTTATAATGAATTCGTCAGAATACTAACATCACCTCGGCTTCCGGAAACGGGAGCTTTTTATTTTCCTCCAAATTCTGAAACGTTCATTTAGGTAAGACTGTTAATTTTATGATATTCATCGCCCTTGATTGCTATGATCACATCTTCACCTTCCTAGCATTTTGGGAGTTGATTTGATGTTGATGACTTGCAATTATGCGACCTGCCGTAGATGCTCTAATTCCCAAAATATGATCAATGGTCGCTGTAGGATAGCCGCGATTATAGAGCTCGACGACTTCTTGACGAATCTTGGCAGCTTCACGTGCTGACATATCCCCCATTTTGCGGGATCGGAAACTTAAAATTGGCTGTTCATTTTGCTTAAGAACGATTGCTCGCCATTCAGGTGAATCATCGGGAGCTTTAAGCACTGATTTATAACGTCTCTCACATTGTTTGACCAGGACCAATAATTCATCATAGAAGCGCTTATTGGCCCGATTATGATCATGGATAATTTTTTCATAGTTGCGAATTTTTAGTTCAATTAATTTACTCATAAGTTCAACCTCTCTAGCCACGTAATTGCGTCACTCAATCTGATTGTGTGTCATGCTGTGCCCCCGCTAATTTTCGTCCAAGTATGAATATGCTGTCTTTGTCAATCTGAATAACTTTCTTCAAGTAATATTTTTCATGCCAAACCATCGGAAAAGTTAACTTGTCAGATATTGCAATCAGTCTAAACAGGTCAAACTTTATTGGATAACAATCCGAATCCTTAAACTTAATCATTGTCATCATTTCCTTTGTAAATAACTAGTGCTGACGGAAAAGGTGCAGGATCTCCACTAACTCCATCTACTTCAAATTTTAATCTGCCTCGCAAAAACTCAATTTCAGCATGATTGAAAATATAATCATGCCAGTAGCTAGTATCAGTTCTTGATGGAATCAGCATCACTAAATACTGGCCATTTTTTAAATGCGTTTCAGCTGCTTTTTTTACCCATAGTTTTAATTCTCTACCATAAGGGGGATTGACAAATAAGTTTCCATCTAGTCCGCCCCAATTTTGCTCCAGTGAATTATCATCACGTGTGAAATAATTATTGCACTTTGCATTATCGTCGCTGGCTGCTAAGTCCCATTTGAAGTGATATTTTTCATTAAGGTTACTGAAACTTGAAAGTATGAAGACAGACTGATCCCTTGGTATCACAGGGCATATTTTAATTAATTTAACCATTTAGCTTGCTGTTAACAGCGAAACTAAC